TTAGATATTCCTTTAGACTCAATTGCTAATAGAAATATTGTAAAGCTCTTAGATAGAAGAGCACGTAATGTAATTCAAGGATCAGGAGATACACGTTAGAATAGCAGTAAAAATAAAACAACAATGGAAAAAAAATTAAAAGTTTGTCTCTACCTTGATGATTGCAGGACACCTACAGAAATTATTCCTGGATACAAGCCATGGAATGTAGTTAGAAACTATGCTGAGTTTGAAAAGTGGATAGTTGAAAATGGTGTACCAGACTTAGTATCCTTTGATCATGACTTAGCAGATGAACATACTAATGACTACTTTAATCAAGTGGCACTACTAGGATATCAACATCCTAACTATGAGTCTTATAAAGAAAAGACTGGTGTGGACTGTGCTAACTTCTTAGTAGAGTACTGCCAGAAAATGAAGGTAGATTTAAAACAGTGTTGTGTACACTCACATAATCCAGTGGGTGCTAAAAACATTCAAGACTTTCTCAATGGGTTTAAAAAACACATGGGTCAGGAACAGGATTGCTTTATAATGAAGCATCCATTTACAATAGAAAAAAAATAGAATAATATGAAAAAGTACAAACTTGAATTTGAATTTTTAAGTCCGGCTAGATGTTTAGCAGGAATAAGTTACACTACAGGAACAATGCATGAGGAGGATGGAATAGATAACGAGTTTCATGAGCTTATGTTAGGATTTATATTTTTCAATATAAACTTCCTAATCACAAAAGAAAAAGAGGGAAATTAATCCCTCTTTTATTATCTGATATAGAAATTTCTAACATTCTCAAAGCTCTCCCATCTATTGAGCATACCAAGAGCTGGTATAACATCCTTAGCTTCTTTCCATGCTTTAAGACTTCCTTTATGAGGTCCTCTTTCATAGTAGTTCTTATCATAAGGAGGGAACGGAATACTAAGAACACTACTCATCATCTCACCATAATCTCTAAGAGTACTTAAACCTGCAATAGGGTTTTTAACCATTTGATATTGTTCTTTAATACCAAGTACAGGAATGTATGTTTTAATCTCTTGTTGTTGACGAGTCTGTTGATAGATCATAAAGTTGACCAGTTTTTTAACATTTTCATCTTCTGGAGGGATACCAGCTGCAAGCATGCTAAATAACTGAGCCATTAAGAATGATGCCATAAAGAATCCTAATTCTGCAATATTTTTATACATGTTTCTCACTTCCATCTCACTCATGTTTTTATATGCTTTAGATCCTGGAATAAGTACACCTAGCATTCCTGCAGTCTTTGCTAAGAAACCTTGCTCTGTTTGATAGACATGTTTCATAACATTCCAAAATGTTCTGTAACGTCCTTCTATTTCACCAAGGTTTTCATTAGTATATCTCTTCTGAAATCTAGATCTTATACCAGGATACACCCATTTATGAAACTGTGCACCAAGTTGTCCTAACCAATGAGACTGAATAACCATTCTATCTTCCCAAGCATAGTTACCATGTATTTGTTTATTCACTTCATAGATGTAGTTAGTAACTTTTGTTTTAAAAGCTTCATCTATTTCAAATCCTGGTTTAAGAGTTAGTTCACCAGTATTTGGATCAAAATTAAAAGCATCATATATAGCTAACTTTTCTCCTGTTTGATTGTGTGTAAGTTCAAACTTACTACTCATTGTTACAGCAATACCAGTTTTACTCTGTACATTATACTCACCACCTTCTTGAAATATGTAAGCAAAACTAAGCATGTCCACTCTACCTGCATCAGCTTGAAACTTACGAACCATTCTAAAATAGTTTACCATAGCCTCATACTTAGAATTAGGTCTATCTAATTTATACACTCCATCTTTAGATCCCATTCCTTTCATTAACCCTGGCATATATTCTTTGTTATAATCACCAGTGGCTCTGAAATAAGCTTTTCTTTCATAATAAATACCACCATAGGCTTCTATAGCATTATTTATTCTACCCATTACGTAGTTGTTAATACCACCAAATATATTAAAACCAAGTCCTTTAAGTGATGTTACATTTTGAATCTTATTTGCAACTTGAGCCACTGTACTATAATCATACTCATCATTATTATAATACACCATCTTAAACCATTTTTTAAGACGTTTATATGCAAGAGAGTCACCTTCTCCTTTTATAACAGCCTCACCTTCTGTTCCTTTTTTAACAAACTTTTCTTCTAAAGAGTTAGCTACATAGTATTTCTTTTTCTCAACAACTTTAGCTATAGATAATAAACTACTTTCAATATCTGACATCTGTTCAAACTTCTCAGCCATCATTCTAAAAGCTATTAAGTTTTCTACAAGATCTATATTAATATCATTAAACTCAAGTTTACCATTTTCAATAGCAAGAGAAAGATTAAGTTTTTTAAGTTCTTTTTCATACTCTTCTGTACCTATAGATTTCTTAACTATATACTCAGTTTTTAAATCTTTAATCTTTTCTTTTATGTTTTCAATCTTCTTTTCATTTCTAGCATCCCCTGTATAAAGAATAGGTAAGTTATCTACAGGAATTCCATCATCATCTGTAAGTCTTTGTACAGAATGCATCTGAGGAGCTATACTAAACCAATCACGAGCACTTCTTGTTACAGCTTTAAAGTAAGATGTTCCTTTACGTTTAGCAGCAGCAAGATAGTTATCTTTAACTCTAGCCACTTTACCTAACATTCTTTGTTGATCTGATATAGGTAACTTCTCAAGAGTGCCTCTCATCTCTTTATCAAAGAATTTATAAAATTCTAATTGAGCTCTTTCAGCATCATTTTGTGGATTATTAAGTTTAACATATCTAGGATCTCTCATGTCTTTACCCGTTGCTGAAAGTTCTTTGATTTCTACATTTTTAGATTTAGGAAACCAAGCTATTCTTTCTTCTGTTTTTCCACTATAAGAACCATCTTTTTCAAATACAGCACCTAGATATTCTACTCTATCGTAGTATTTGTTTTTATATTTTCTATAATCTTCATCACTCACTGTAGTTTTTTTAACCCAAGTAAGAATACCTTTTCTTAAAGAAGCAGGATGGGGAGTTTCATACTTAGCTCTTTCATTAATAAACTCTGAAGATAGTCTGTGATATTCACCACTAACTATTTGGTTATTTTCATCAAGTCTTTCAGCTTCTCTAAACTCTCTAACTTTTTCTTTCTTTTTTTGAAGATCGATGTTATGAAGAATATCTTCAGCACTAGCATCTTCTAAATTAGCTATAGGAATGTATTGAAGGTTATCTCCATTCTCGTCTTTGAGAAGACTATAAACTTTACGTTTAAGATCATAATATTGTTGACCAATAGCTTGTAGATAACGACCTGAAAAGTTTCCATCAGCATCATAGTTAAGCATAAAAGAGAAGTCTATTTTACTTACTCCTAAAGCATTAGCTAATTTGTTACCGAGAGTTTTAACTTTAGTAATAAACTCATCTGTTCTATTTCTAGATTTTTGATCAGCCTCTGTATACAAGTTGGCAGCAATAGCAAGAAGTTTTTCTTTACTGTTTTGCAGATCACCTAAAGCAAATTGATCTAAACTAATATCAAAACCTTCTTTAAGAATAGCATCTATTTCTTCTTCTGTAATAGGTTGATTAGATTTTTTCTGAATTAAGTTTTTAACATAAGCCTCTAAAGCAGGATTTATTTCTTGCTTTACAGCATTAAGAAGACTTTGAACATCTCTCATTAGTTTATATTGTTCCTGACTACCTAAGCCCAGTTCCGGGATACTAGCCAGCCCATCATAAGACTCAACAAACTTCTCAGCTTCTAACACTATATCTATATATCCATCATTTCCCACTTTACTAGGATCTGTAATATATTTATACATATTAGTAAGACTAGTTTTAGTATAGTTTAAAAGTCTACCAAATGCAATGTCAGGTCTACCCAGATCTTTTGTTTCTATTGCTGTTAATAATTCTGATATTTTATCAATTGCTTGTTCCTTACTTTCCTCACTAAATGTTTCAAATCTTGCAGACTTTGTAAGATTTTCTAAATACAACTGACGTTGTCTTAATTTAGTAACAAACTTCTGTATTGTACCTTGAAGCTTATCAAGCAAATCTCCTGGAATGTCTTCTTCTGGTAAAGATTCTTCATCAGTTAAAAAATCTTCAGCATCTGCAGGATTGTTTAATCCAAGAAGTTTCTTAAATGCTTTTATTTTACTTCTATTTCCTTTAGTAGGTACTATCTGATTAACTTCATTAACATTAGCACTAGGTTGATGAACTTGGATACCTTCCCATTCAAATTGTATTACTTTTTGATTTTTACCTTCTCCTTCTACATCCAACAAAAGATGTAATGTAGATATTCCTTTTACAGGATATCCATTTACTTCAGCAAGTCTTTTATAAACAGCCACCTGAATTCCATGTTGTTGCTGTGTAGTGAGTGGTCCTTTTAGTACAGCTTCATTACCTACGTCATAAGCTTTATTTCTATACTTATCACTTTTATAACTATTCTTAGAAACTTTTAAATCACTAATATAAATATCTCCATTAGGTTTAATAACAAATATATCTAGAGAACCAGCTATACCAGACTCTGGATCAGCAAGTATAACCTGAGGCAGAACAATAGAACCATCTGCAGTTAATCCTATAATATATCCCTGCAAAGCATCATATGCTCTTCTAGATATTTCTTCGGATACAATACTAGTCATACCTGCTTTAGCCTGATCAAATGTTTTACCTTCTATAATATCTTGTAAAGTTTGGTCAAAGTGTTTACCAAAAAGTCTGTTAAGTTCAAACATTCCATCTGGATCTTTCAACTCACCCTTGATAGCAGTGGTAACAGATTTATATATCTGCCCTGTCTTAGTATGCATGTATATATGATTATCTTCTTCAAGTATCACTTTACCAAGATCTTCTTCCCCTGGCTTAGCTTCATGAAGTAGGTCATCAATCACTTTATTCTGAATGTCATTTCCAAGTTGCTTCATTCTTTCTTTGAAACCTCTTGTTTTTTCATCTAATTGATATTGAGCATTTCTTTCTATAGGAAGTTCCCCAAGATTTATTCTTGTATCTGACATTGACACCATATCAGCTACATCCTGAAGATTATAATCAAGTTTTAAATCCTTAATTTTTATACCAAGAAGTTTATTTAATGTTCTACGTAACCAGTTTGTAAATTGAGACAACATAGATTGTCTAACTCTTTCTGTTTTACTTTCAACAATATCTCCTGTATCAGTTAAGCTTTTAGAAGACAGTTTACCTAGATAACTAACAAGAGCTTCATCTAATTTTTCTTCTTCTGATAAGTTACTATAGCCTTCTGAAGTCTTAATACTTTCTATTTCATCTAATCCTTCTTGTACAGATTGAAGTTCATTTATAAGCTTATTGTAAAGACTTTTATTATCTTTTTTAAGAGAAGCTACAAACGGGTGAAGATATTCATGGAATGGAGTATCAGCTGTTATGTTTTTAGCTGAGTTAATATACACTTTACCATTTTGATATTTACCTTTCCAATCACTTTTAGGTTCATTTACAAATTCATAATCTACACCAAACTTTTGTTTAAGTCTATCTAACACTTTAGTAACACTTCTTAATTCAATAGTTGGTACATTGGTAGGAGTGTCTTTTTGAAATAACACTTTACCCATGTCTCTTTTAGTATCTATTTCAACTTCATTCCAAGTGTTTCCATATTCGTCTGTAACTTGTTTTACATTCCCTCTACCATATTGTTTATTAAGAACATTTTTTACAGTGTTTTCATAAAAGTTGTAGATAGGTCTAAGAGCACTAATTCCTTCATCATTAACTCTTTTAAGTTCTTCTTTAAGTTGTTTTATTTCATTATCATAAACAGAAGTATCTATTTCTTTTTCTTTATTACTTTTGTATTCATCTAATCTTTTTTCTAAATCTTTTTTATCTCCAATACCTTTATCAAGTAATTTTTGAGTAGTTATTATTAATTGATCATTAACATAAGGTGTTTGATCAATCATGTTTTGTTTATTTTTTTCAATTTGTTTAATTCTGTCTTCTTTCTGTTTCTTAAACTCTTCTAATGTAGTGTGTCCTTCTACTTTACTAGCTGTATTACCAGAAGGAAATAACACTTTCTCATATCCTTTCTTAGCAGAGTCTTGTATAATAGATTTAACAAAGAATGTCACCCAGTTATTATCTTTGTTTAAAAGTTGTAAAAAAGTATTTTCATTAGACTTTATAGATTTTAATTTTGATTCTATAAAAGCTTCAGCTTCTTGTCTTGTTTTAAATATAGCTACAACGGTTCCAAGATCAGCCTGATCTATAACTTCAAATCTATCATTCTTTTTATCTTCTGCATTTGTATATTTTACTTCATTAATATCAAAAGAATCTTCTTTTGTAATATCATCTATTCTTTCTCTATTTTTAGTAATAAGATCTTGTCTTATTCTACCCTTCTGAAACAGATCAGATTGTACTTCTAGTATTCTACGAGTTTTAGAACCTTCATATTTTTGTGAACCATAATTATATATTTCAATAAGTTCTTTTATATCTGTTTCTAATTCACTTTCATAATTAGGATGTTCTCTTAACCAACCATCTTCTGTTTTTGTATAGGTATAATTATTTACTCCATTAAATTTATTAGGTAATTGAGAAGCTGATGTAATAGGTTGTCTATTTGTCCCATCTTGTTCATCACTTCTAAACCAACCAATGCCTTCATTGGTAGAAAACTGAGCATGACCTTTAATAATAGGAGTAATAGCTGGTGTAGCTATTTCTTGTTCTGTATAATTTGTACCTCCTGGAACTGTTAGGTTAGAATAAATTTGAGTTGGTCTTTCTGTTTTACCTTCTTCAATAGGATAAGTACCTAATAACTCACCTTCTTGAGAATAAGAATCTTCATATCTAATTCTATCTTGTTTAGCAATATTAATCTCAATAGCATAACTATAATCAGCTAACATATTAGTGATTAACTCTTCTCTATTTGTTATACCATATTCTTTAAGAAGTTCTTTTTGTTCTTTTGGAATCTGAAGCTCTGTAAGAATTCTATCTAAAGTCCATTTATTTTTTTCTCCTTTAGCAAATACTTCTATGGCCTTAGCTGATTGAAGTATATCTACAGCTTTTGTTCCAGCATCTACTACATTTTCTGCAAGAGGTTCTTTTTCTGGAGGAAGAGCAGCTGTAGAAGGTTTTGCAGATTGATCATCTTCCTGTAATAAATACTTCATCACTGTAGCAGCATATGGTTCATTGTTAGCATCTACAAGTCCTTTAATTTCTCCATTTTCAAAATCACCAAAATATGACTTAAAAGATGGAGTGTATGCTAACAAATATAACTCACCAGCCAAGTTCTTATCACCATCTAAATCTGGCATCTTAAGAAGATCATTATATAGTCTAGATTCTTCTCCATTAGGAGCTATCACTTTAACTATTTCACCTTTATCATCTCTGAATATTTTACAAGACATATTTTAGTTTGTTTATTTTAAATTACATTGGACAATTATTATCATCTTTTTTCTTCTGAGCATCTATTTCAGCTTGCTTTTCTTTCTTTCTTTGAGCAATTAAATCTTTAAACTTGTTAGCATCTTCTGCAGTTACTTCTCTGGCTTGGAAACCTCCAACTTCAGGTACTTTTATATCTGAAGATTCTTCAGGAGATACTTTTTCTATAGTGGATAATCCTCCTGATACTCCGGCAGGACCTCCTGATTCTTCATATTCTTTATTAAGTCTATTAAGAAGTTCTTGAGGTGACTTAGCTCCTTTAGCATCATACTCTATATCTTTTCCTTTTTCTATTTTATAATAAGTCACTTTATTACCAACTATCTTTACATATATACCCCAATCTTTAGATAATTCCTGTACAGGAGCTTCTAATTGGATACTTGGAATACCAGCCAACTGAGCTTCTAACTTTTCAATTTGAGCTTCTATAGTATCTAACTTGTCAAACATGTCAGAGTTTTTAGCAGTTCTTTTTCTTAAAACTATATTAGCAGGCATTTCACCAGTGACACCACCAGCCTTCCATTGTTTTCTAGAACCTGTTGGGTCAAACTTTTCATACTCTGCTACACTGCTTAAGATCATGTTCTCACCCACTTCTCTAATCATGTTACCAAGTCCATTATCTTTAACAGCTTCTTTTCCTTTACCTATCACTTTTAATTTATAATAAGTAGTTTGTTTACTTATTTGATTACCTGTCTCTATTTTAATTGTATAAGGAAGCTCAAGATAATATCTATTCTGTCCATCTTCTGTAGGTCTATTCACTGTATTAATACCACGGGCTTTTAATAATAACTTGTTATAGTTTAATTTTTCAAGTTCTTCCTCACTAAATTTTCCTGTAGCAACTGTTTCTGCATAAAATTGATTACCCATCTCATCTTCTAACAATGTCATCTCAGCTTTACGTATACCACCAAACATATCAATAACTATTTTTGTAGGAATAGGTTGAGTTTCTGATTTATCTGTTTTAACAACTTCGGGTGTATATCCTTTAGGTCTCTTTTCTTCTATTGACTTGTCTTTAACCTTTCCTATATTAAGAAACTTAATGTTAAAACTGTTATTGATGTTTGTAGAGTAAAGAGTGGTGAACTCATTAAACACTTCTTTAGCAGTCATACCAAATATATCTTTATATCCCTGGTCGTTATTTATCTGATCATCTTGTTTTAATAATTCATGAGCATCTCCTGTAGCATCTAATATTTCTTTAAACATTGCAGGAGGAATAAACTTAATAAAACTACCACTCTTAAACTGACCACCATCCTTAACTATCAAATAGTTAAACAAATTTAATGCAAGTTTTCTATCTTTACTATAAATTTCTAAAAAACTATCTTCTAATTTTGATTGTTGATAAGAATCTAATTTAGCCCATGTATTACTCTCAGCTAAATTAATACCACCTTTAGTATTAGGATTTACATACTCTTTATTTTCATTAACGTCTTTTAATACAACTGGTACAATATTTAAAAACTTATTTGCAAAATAGTTATCAGGCATTTTTTCACGGATCTTCTTAACAGTGTCAATAATATCCATAAAATCTTCTCCTCTATTTATAGCAGAAGCATCATATATCAAAGCATTATCTAGTCCTTCAAGCTTAATAGTTTTATTATTAACCTTTAAGTATTGCATGTAAGCTTTAATACCAAGATAGGCAATGATATCACGTTTAAGAGTCTTGTTAAAAGTTTCTCTTTCTTTTGAATTGACATGTAAGTTTGCAAGAACTGTATCTGTCAGTCTCTTAAACATGTATGTTTTTTCAATAAACACACTTTTCTGAAGCTCTTTAATTTGATCTTTGATTGCTCTATAGTTAGCAGTGATGTTATGAAAAGGTTTAGATCTATCTAAGCCACCTAACACTTGACGTAAATCAAAAGGAATATTACTATTAGCAAAATCAGTATCTCCAAGATTTAATCCAAGCTTTTCTTCTTTTTGATCAATCTTATCTATATTCTCATTACTTGTACCTAATCCTTTAGAAAGTTTAAGTACTTGAGCAACGTCAGAATAATATTCTGTTTGACTATAAAATTGGAAGAATGATTTAAATATTGCTAAGTTAGCCTCAGGATTTGCACCATTAGATTTAATATTATTTTCAAGAAGTGAAGTTGTAATTTCTGGTAAATTAACTCCATCTGGTAAATTTTCTTCTAATTTTTCTAATATTTTTTTACCTACGTCACTTTTAAATATCTCACGTTCAAAAGATGTTTTAATACTGTTAGATGTAACAGCTATATCTTTATAAAATTCTCTAACTGCTGGTTGTAAATTAAACATAAGAGCTGTCTCTAAAGGAACACCTAAAGCCACCATGTTAGATACAACACCAACAGCATTTATATTAAGACCAAGTCTAGCAGCCAAACGTTCTTTAGCATTATCCGTCATAGCATTCACTATAGCTCCAATATGATAGAAGATACGTTCACCATCATAATCACTACTATCTGTTACAGATCCATCTGGATTAACTACTTTTCTATTATTATATGCTCTACTATGTTCATAACTATCAAATTGATGACCATCTATAGTAAGTACATATAAATCTTCACCTTTACCATTTTTTGTTCTTATTTTAGTTTGATTACCATATGCATTCATTAATGCAAATACAAGCATTGCATTTACAGCTGGTCCAATGTTTCTAGCACCTTCTTTATTATTTTTAAATGCTCTGTATTGACCTATCATAGAATCTACATCCTCTCCTGCTTCTTTAAGAACATCATGTAACATTGGGAATCTAGCAATAAAGTTATCAATAGCATCTTTTAAAGGTTGAACCTCAGCTACCTGGAAAGCAACAGGAAGTTCTCCTTTTTGAGATAGCACCATCTTCTCATTGTTAAGCATTTTAATCTTAGCATCAAGAATACGGTTATTAAGAACACCATTATTAAGTTCACCTTTTGTTTTTACATGCTTAATATATTCATCCACTGTACTAGGAAGACCTAATTCTTGCAATGTATTTTCAAGTAATAATGCATACATATCTTTCTTTAATAAATCATTTGAAAGTTGTTCAATAGATTCATATGGTATATTAGGCTCAAGATATCCAGTGATAGTATCAGGATCTTCTGCAGTTACACCAAGAGTAGAAAGTTCTTTAAGTTTATCTTTAACATTTCTATCTCTACTAGCCATGTAAGTAAGATATTCTTCAAACTTTTCTTTATTTGTTTTAGCACTACCATAAGGAATAAGTTCACCATCTTTTCTATAACTATCCATAATCTGCATGTACACCTTATCAATATCAAAATCGGCTCCTGATATCTCAATCAACTCATGTGGAAATACAGCTGTAGATCCATAGTTGGCTGGTAGAAAATCTACTAGTTTAGTAGTTACAAAAGAGTGTTTATCATCTGAAGGAATACGTACAGCAAAAGACTTTAAAGCAGATTCAGGAATCTCTTCATCAGATCCAATGTTCATATGCTCTCTAAAGTGAGCAGCTGTCATATACTCAGTGAAGTATCCTGTAATATTTCCATTTTCATCATACTCAGGAACATTATGTCTAAGATCATCTATATACACATCTCCTACAGAAAGCCCTTCAAACTCTCTATCTAAATCATTATTCCATCTTTTACCATTCTTTACAGCATCTAATAATGTTCTATTAGCCTCATACTGATCTTTACGAATTACCACCCAACGTTTTGGTTGTCCATTTTCATCAAGTTCTAAAACTCTTTTAGCTACTTTCATACCATAGTTGGACATCAATGCTAAAGCATGTCCTGGTACTTTTTCACTCATAACTCCTTTAGAATAATGAGCTAAGAATAACTGAGTGAATTTATCAAGAGTGATAGGATGATTTAAATTATACTTCTGTGTATACTCACCTGTTTGTGGATTATACATAGGAGTAAAGAATTCAACAAGTTGAGCATCTGCTCCTGTAGCAGCTAATGTCTCTACTGCTTTACTTAAAAACTTACCAAGCTTAGGAGTAATTTGATTTTGCTTTAATGATTTTCTTAGTTCTCCAAAAGCTCCTTCTATATCAAACATCTCTTTACGAGCAGAGTAGTAATTGTTTTGAACTCTTTGTTCAGTGTCTTTAAGATAATTATCAATAACTTCTCCAAGAGACATCTCCTGACCTCTAAAGTTTACTAACAAATCTCTAGATTGTTCAGCTATAATAAGTTGT